GAATCTTGATTTCTCAAGAACTACTGAGTCAGGTTGCGCTGTATCAGGGAACTGAAGAACGACTTCAAAGAGGTTGGCGCGAGCGCCACCACCCGTTAACTTACTCTTGAAGTCGGTAATTTTCCTTAGTGGGGGTGGATTAATTTGATTTCTAGATGGCATTTGAGTTAACCTCTACTTGAATTAAACGGAGCCGATTACTTCTTCAAAAGCAACACCAGTTCTGGTGGCAATGAAGGTAAGACCAATGAAGTTGATCGATCTTGCTGGTTTGATGAAGATGTCCGCTACAAACTCATTGCTATCGATAACGGCAGCAGTATTGTTTGTTTCATCACAAATAACAACATAATCTTGGATACCTCTCTTAGACTGAACGTCACGGAGGAATGGTTCAACAATATTTACAAAGTTAGTTCTTGTAATTTCATCGTTGAACTCGAACAGGAAGTCCTTAGCAGCAGCGGCGATTGCATCTTCTAAGAAGATAAACAAGCGACGAACGTTGATTCTATCGAATGCGGAAGACTTACCAAATCCAGTTTTATCACCAAATAGGATAATACCTGCTCCAGGAGAGAAGATAATTGGATTGATTCTGTTAGAGTACAGAGCGTCTCTTTGCTTTCTACCTGGATTGTATGCCAGTTTGACAGCATTGAGAATTGCACCTCTTGAAGTTCCAGCAGGTGAGAACCAAGGGAACTGTTGAATATCAGTTCTAGCACAAGTGCCTGCGATGTCTCCATTTAGAGGAACATAACGGAAAGTATCGTTGAAGCGGTCGTACATATACTTGTAACCACTATCAAATATGCCGTAAGTTGTAGAACTTAGTGGTGCATAGAACCCAAGAACGTTATTAGTAATAGTGTCAACATCATTGACAGTTACTGTTCCGACTTGACTATCACTCAAGAATGCTGCTCTATATGGCGAAATGAATGCAACTGCATCTTTTCTTTCTTCAGCAACTGCAATGCACTTTTGTGCGATTCCTTGAGAAGTTTCTTTATCATACTTGGCAGATCCCATCAGAATGAAATCTACTTCAAACTCTTCAGTGTTTTCAAACTTAGTGAGACCTGAAATAATATCATCGGCACCACAATCCAAAGAACCTGCGCTAGTTAAATTGGTTGAACCGCCATAGTTTCTACCACCTGCCATTGCAAGTGAAAGTGAACCGCATCCACCAAAGTTTACACCATCTGCATTTTGATCCCAACCAGTGTCAGCATCAAGTTCCGATTGTGCTCTACCATTGTCGGCGAATGCAATTGCAGTTGTTCCTGCAGGTGCAGAACCACCAAAGATATAGCGAGAGTTGGTATAAAGGTACTTTCTCCAATAAGAAGGAGAACCTACAGAATATTCAGCATCCTTTGCTTTGGAAAGGTTGAGGTGCTTTTCTAGGATTGAACCTGCATTTCCAGTAACCAATCCCTTGTCATCAATAACGACAACATGAACTTCATCAAATCTAGAGTTTCTATTTGCAGCAAACTCAGAAGTTCCGGGACGGTTTGATAGTTGATCCCACTCAAGTTTAGCTGGATCACCGTTAAAGTCAGTAGAACTCAGTTCAATATACTGATTTTCAAACCAGTCTTTTTCAGTAGTGTAAGAACGAGTTGCTAAAGGTGCTTCGAGGACAGCAGTGTCTGTGGTATGAATACCAATGCTTCCTACGTTTGTGAGGGCATATACACTGTTCTGAGTGTAGTCTGCATTGCTTACTGTTCCTGCAGCAGAAACGTGTGCAATAAGTTTTGTGGATATTTGACCATCACCAACTTCAGTGATAACACCTTGGAAGAATCCATCGATTGATCTTGTTCCACCTGTCGCTGCAGGAACAGTTGCTCCTGAAGTAACTGCCTGTGTAAATCCATAACCAACGTTAATATTGGCAGTAGAGATTCCAGTCAGAATTTGATCCGCCTTGGCATCAATAATTCCAATTCTGATTCCGTTTGCCCAAGTTCCTGGGTTTCTTGCAGCAACTGTTACGTTGGTAATTGAATTGTCATCATATGCAAGTTGCTCATAATGTTCAGTACTCTTGATTCTTATGCTGGTTGCTGAACCAACATATGCATTTTTAAGTCCCGTTCCATTAGTGATATCAAAATCATCTGCTCTAGAAACTCTCAGAGTTCCTCCGTAAGCAAGATAGGATGATGCAACCATCCAACTCTCATAATGCTTATCTGTTGAATATGGTCTGCCGAAAGTGTTTAAGAGATCGTCCTCGTTTTCAATAAACTGTGGAAGATCTACAGGTCCCTTGGCAAAAGGAGCAACAATCGCCCCAATAGAGCCAGAGACTGGATCGACTCTTCCAATAGTTAAGTCAACTTCTCTTACTACAATTCCAGGAGATGCTAAATTTAGTGGCATCTTTTTTGTTCTCCTTGGTCCAGAATTACCTGAAATTATTTATCAAAAAGGGCATTTTGAATGGGGAATCTAGACGTGAAGTCTACCAATCTGGATATTCCCAAACATTATTATCCTTTTTAACTCTTTTTTTAGTACAATCTTTACACTCATAAGAGTATGATGATACTACAGGACCTCTATCTTTTCTAGTCCTATAAAATCCATCAACTAAATTTTTCATTTCACCACAAGTTCTACATTTTCTTTCGTAAAGAAGTAAATGTCCTAATTTTAGTTGACTATCTAAGTCCACTAGTAATAATCCCACATATATGATTTATCTCCATATTCATCAGTATGCCAACGATCACCATTAGTATCTGTAAATGAAACTTCACCATTAATTCCATCATCTAAAAATCCAAATGGTGCCATATCCTGTTCAATTTGATTTTTCTGCTCATCATAAATTTTTTTACGGACATCAGTATCCGTCATCTCTTTAAAGTAATCTTGTGCTACCAACCAAGAGAAGATAACAAGGCACATTGCCAAGTCATCATTACATCCCTCTTCCGCTTCAAACGAATTGTGTTTTTGAGCAAACGTCGTAAGTTCAGATATGATCTCATAATCAAGAGTCAACAACTTATCATCTTCTAAAAGAGTTTTTAAGTTTGAACAACCAAGTCTCTTTACCTGCGCTGTTGTTCTAACTCCCATTTGAGATTTTTTACCCGAAAATCCATGACCAACAACTTGACCAGCACGACCTCTCATTGCTGCCATTAGCATATTTTCATATTCTAAATCATAATGAAGAATACTTGCTACTTGCTCACCAATATCATTAACTTCAATCAATACCCAAGCATTATTATACCCCTTTAAAGTTTCTTGAATCACATTTGGGAATAACATTGGTTTGATTTCATTATTCCTATACTTTGCTACAATTTTGTAAGGAAATTCTGTAATATCAAACACTACAAATGCAGAGTAGTCATTACCCAAACCACGAGCAACGTCTACAGTCATAAGATAATTGTGTTCTGGTCTTGGTTTTTCGTAAATATCTAATCCAGCGTTTCTTTGGATGGGATCTTCATAGACTAGATTCCTGAGTTTTGCCGGATTTATAAGGGTATTGACAGAACCAAGAAACTCACACTCGAACTCGACTTTGAATTGCTGTTCTGATGTGTTAGCAATCGTCTGTTCTTTCCATACTTGATCTCTTCCAGGAACCTCGGACCAATGAACATCAGTTGGAATGTATTCATTTTTACCTTTTTCTGAGTCGTGCCACATTCGGTAGAAATGATTCATACCGCGTGGCGTGGATACAATGATTACCTTTGTGCTTTGTCCAGAAGAAATAGTAGGATAAACAGAGGCAAAGAAGTCATCAGCAATGTGATTCGGGATGAACGCGAATTCGTCAAGAAAGATGACATTATAGGATCCGCCTCGGACAGCAGATGACGAAGTAGAGTTAGATGAAATTTTGGATCCATTTTCAAGTTCTAAACTACCTTTGTTCCAAGATATAATACCCTGCTGCATCCACTTTGGCAAATTTTCATAAGCAAGTTGTAATCTTTGAAGGAGATCTCTTGCAGTAGATGCCTTGTTCGCCAAAATTGCAATATTAACATTATCGTTAAAAACTGCATAGTGTAAAAGATATGATATACACGTTGTAGACTTACCAGTCTGTCGTGGCATTTTGCAGATATTAAATCTATTATCATGGAAGTTTTGAATCAACTTCTCTTGAAAAGGATACATATCAAAATTAACAAGACCATAATCCAGAGATACAATCTTGATATAATTTCTTGCAAAATAAACAGGGTCATTCTTACATCTGATAAACTCAATGACCTGCTCCTCTGTAAATTCGTGAGGAGTATTTGCTTTTTTTAGATTCGGATTACCAAGATAAATGTTATCACTCATAATAAAACTCCTAAATCAACATCTCCAGCGTTTACGTGCCTTACAGATTTTTTTGTCTGGGGTCTTTGAACAATCAATATTATGCATCTTCATCTGACCTTTAGAACGACTGCAATAGTTCTTACGGCGATTGGCATCTTTACTTCCCTTTTTAACTTTACCAGTTACTGCAGTCTGTAACTTTGAACCTGGATTTTCGCGCTTATAAGCATTTACAGATTTCTGACTCATACCATCAACACCGTCTTTACGGTTTGATTTTTGCCAGTCTTCCTTTACCTCTTGCTTACCATAAGTTTTGCAGGGATCTTTTCCACAACCACAGTTCTTTTTCTTTTTTTCTTGCAGATCCATATCTGATTTCCAATCAGAGAAATGTGCTTTTACACAATTTGGATATCTCTTTCCAAACATTGTCTTCATACCCTTTTTCTTATATCCTTTCCAACACTTTTCATCAAGATTAGCAGCAACTTTAGCAACTTTTTTAGATTGCTTTGCGTGCATCTTAGAAGCACCTGCTAACTGCTTTGAGATCTCTTTCAGTTTATCTTGTTTAGAGTTTGCTTCATCAAGCATATCACTTCCAAGACCTTGAGATTGCTGAAGTGGTTCGTTAGAAATCAAATCTATAGATTCTACTTCAGTTGCATGGAAATCATCTCTCCAGTTGGAGAACTCATAACTTTCATTTTTGGTCTTATTGCCCCAATTCTTAGCACCAACTTTGCGGCACTTAACTAGAGCACCTGATGCATATGCACTTGGCCAGACAGAATAACGTGACTTGACTTTATGGTAACAAGCATCTTTGGTGCCACTACCTTTTCCTTTTCTATCCTTCCCTTCTTCTACAATTTCACCTTCTGGTTCATATGAGTTTCTAAGTCTCTGCATTTTTGGATCCAAAGTTCCTGGTTTTGCGCCAGCAGCATTTTCAATTGCTCTTTGTCTAGCACCAGCACCAAACGGTTTTCCGTTAATAGTAGCATTTTGTCTGGCATTATCTAATGCTTCATCACCCTTTCTCTTAAGATATTTTCCTGCTTTATAAAGACCATATGCTCCTGCAGCAATACCAAGACCTCCAAGAACACCTTCGTCTAGTTCAGTTTTCCAGTTTGAGTAAGATTCTTTCATTTTTTTCTTTGGTTTGTCAGTAGAAACATAGGTTGGTTTAGCTGCTCCAGACTTTTGTTGTTGTCCGGGATCTTGTCTTGACTTTCTTGTGTCAGCCGATCGAAGTTCTTTCTTCGACATACTGGCTTTCTTGGCCGAGGAGTAACATTTAGGTGTTCCCTTCTCACCAGGTTCATTAGCACAAGGGGAACCATCAGATTGAACCCAACCGGGTTTTCCGTCTTTTGATTTAGATTTACCAAACCAATCACGGAGACCTTCCTCACTTACAGTCTGCTCATTCATTTTATCTGCGTAACCAGCAGCAGCATCAGTGTCGTGTGCGGTATCAGTAATCTTTGCTTGCATCCAGGCAGGAATATCCTTTTCCTTTTTACCTAATGCCTTTCTCAACTTTCTGATGTTTTCTGCTGACTTTTTGAGTTGACTCTGTGCCATTGCAACTTCATGATCACCATTTTTTCCTTCACTTACCTTTTCTCTACCCCTACAATGGGATTTCTGAGAGAATCCTTTTGGATTATCGCAATCGATGGATTTTTTATATTTCGCACTCCATGCTTCAGAGACGCCACCTCCGCCGCCTTCACCACCTCCATCAGAAGAGGAGCCATTCCCGTTGCCATTGCCATTTGAGTAATTTCCATTCCCATTACCATTCTTTTTTTTACCTTCAGTTTCCTTTTCGTCCTGATGCTCATTATCCCGCATCAAATATCCACTGGACATTACATGATAACCTTTAGGAATTTTCTTGCATTTTTTGGAGGTATTACAGTAGTAATAACCCTTTTTACAGGACTTTGCCATTATTTGGTCGGAGCGTCATTATTATTTAGAAAACCTTGTTTCAACAGTTTTGACAGTTCCGTTGTAGATCCAACAAACAGTGCATTATTTGTAACATTACTAGGACCTTTCTGTACAGAATCTTGCTCTAAATCTTTCACTTTCTTTTGCAAATCTGCCAACTTGTCGGTAGTATCTGCAACACTCTTAATAAGTTGTCCAGCAACTTCATATGCTCTAGGACTTGCACTTTCTCCTGCAAGTTCCATAATTCCATTTATTGCTTCTTGACCTTTTTCTATGAGAGAATATAGATTGGCACGAGTATATTCATAATCTTTAGTTATATCATTTCTTTCCTGTTTTGGGGGAACAGGTTTTATTGGTTTTGATTCAACAATGCTACTTTCAATATTAAGTGCATCGTCAATGGACTCATAATTATTACTCATGATTATTAAATATCAGTTTGTCTTGTGGGACTATATTTCTTAGAATCTGAGAAAAATTCCCAGTCCTCATCGAAACCAAAGTTGTCACCAGGTTGGAGAAGTTTATGATCTACCTCATTGATTACACCATCATCATTTCTATCAATCTTGGATGTTGGTGTAACGGTGTAGCGCATCTCACGTTTAGCAGTCTTCTGATCAGTGCTGGTATACATATCAACTTGAACCTTACGGATAAGTCCATCACTGCTATCGGCAACAGGACCAAACAGATATGTTTTTGCTGTAAATTGCAATGTATAAATTAAGGATCTTCTTGTATCAAAGTTTCCTTCATAATCATCTTGAAAATTTACAGATTCAAGGATGATAGGAATATCCCTCTTTTCTCCAATAGAGTCAATTAGATCAACAGTTAAGTTGAAATGTGGTTGAAAATATGGAAGAATTTGCTCTAAAATTTGCAATGAATCATCATTCAATTTTGACATAATATTGAGTTCAAATCCAATATTATATGGAACGGGCATAAAGACTTTCTTTGCCTTTGTTCCATCTTCACAAGTTTTGAAAGTTTGAACTAAACTAGACTTTCTTGTAGAATCATAGGAAATGTTTGACATTTCAAATGACATTCTAGGCATTGTAATTTGAATCGCTTTATTCAGATCTGCCTGTTGGGTTATTCTTGCCAGGAACTTTTGACTAGGACCATATGCTAGAGGAACTTTCAGGTCACTAACATCTTTACCAGCATCATCTTGATGGCGGATATGAATATCATTGAATAAAGTTCCGAATGAAATAATAGTTTTCCTAACTATTTCGTGATAATAATATGTTCCTAACATTAAAATGTCCCAAATGGATTGGTTTCAGTAAAGTCTAAAAGATTATCTCCGAGAGTTTCAAACTCATCGTTCTCGGTATATTTATCATAAGTATCATCTTGTACATAACTAAAGACTGGATATTCTGCTCCAGATGTTTGTCCAATTACAGTTTCTCCAGGATAGAATCCAATTGGTTGTGTAGAACCAATACTTACATTAGAAATCTTAAGAATGTGAGTGTCTTGATCATATTCCTTGACTCTTGCTCGTATCATAGACCTAGATCCCATAACAATTTCATTAAAGAGATATGTTCCAAGACCTGCTAAAGTTTCTGGGTCTGCAATTGTAACTGTTGGTGCGTTACTATATCCTCTTCCAGGATCTTTGACGTAAATTGATTTGAGAATACGACTGGATCCATCAATACCAATAGAAGCGATACCAACTGCAGTATGTGCAATACCACTTGCTGGTGGACCTGTAATGGTTACGGTTGGTGCAGTGCCGTAACCAACGCCACCATCTTGAATACTAAATCTAATTACACCTTGACCACTAGTTTCAATGGATGCAGTTGCTGCTGCTCCAACACCACCACCTCCAGTAATCGTAATTGATGGTGGTGTTGTATATCCTGCACCAGCATTTGTCATCAAAATCTTTTCAATCGAGGTAACTCTACCTCTTGTTGTCAAGAATCCAACAGCAGTAGCATTATCACCAATTTGTCCTGTTGGTGAAGATGATATTCCGATGATCGGAACTGAGGTAAATCCACTTCCATCATTATCTAGATGAATTGTTCTTAGATAACCACTTGGAGTTGAACCACTAATTAATGCTGTTGCAGTAGCAGTTCTACCAACCCCAATTAATTGAAGTGTAGTAATATATCCTTCATCCTGAACCTGAGTATCGATTGTTTCAATAGTTGTATCGATAACTTCGTCTTCATATTCAAAGAGTTCACATTTGAGTTGATAAACGTAGTTCTTTCCTAATTGAAAGAATGGATCTTCATGCTCAACAAATTTTACTTCAAATAATCTTTGACCTAATGGAAAATATACTAAATCTCCCTCTCTGGGGCGAGTAGGAGTAGGCATAATGGAATCATCAGTTCCATCATCTTGTCCTGCCATAAATGGCGCAATAAAATCTTCAAATCTTTCTTTAGATAGTGTAATGATTAACTCATCTCTTACACTTACCCCAAATTTTGTTAGGATATCTCCTGCTCCACCATATCCTTCAAAAGTATTGACATATGCTTCAATAGAAAAATTATCATCAAACTTTGATGTCTGTACTTCTTCAATAACTGTCTTTGTATTGACGTATTTTCTTGGAATATAAGTTACTTCAACACCATGAAAAGACAGATGCTCGTTTATTAGATCTTGGACTAATCTCTGTTCAGATGCAGTCCCTTGTAAGAAAAAAGGATTAAGTGCCATTATCCAATAAAGTCGAGAGGTGGCATTTCATATTCCATAGTCATACGAGATTTAATATCACTTAATTCTTGTTCTGCTTGCTGTAAAATTTCACCACCATTTAGTTCAATTCCACCAGGAAGTTTTACTCCTCGGAACTTACTAAGATTTCTTCCCCACTGACGCTTAATAACTGCTGTCAAATATCTCTTGACAAAACTATCATTATAAACTTGTGAGAATGATTCTGGATCAAGTGCTCTATAGCACTCAAGTACAATAAAATTACCTGCACTCTGCGATCCCCAATCTATATCCAAATATAATCTATCTTGCCTCTTATTAAATCTGATCTGTTTGTCTGTCGTTAATAAATGATCTATAGATTCAAGATATGATTTCGTCATAGAATATTGAAGAAGTTCAACTGAATTGAAATAATAAAGATCATTCAGGAACATTTGATACTTGATACTAAACATCCCACCAGAGATTGAACTAGTATCAAATTTAAAAAGTCTTTCTACTCCAATTACGGAATCTGGAACTTGTATGAAATTTGAGTTTTCATAGAAGTTGAAAGTAGTTGCAGCAATTCCAGTAGAAGTTGCTGTAGTAGTTACAATACCAACTCCAGTTTTACCATTTACTTGATTGCCAGATGCAATATCTACACCTTTTCCTCTATCAATATCATCTTGAGAAATTTCGTACTTGAGGTACATTTTCTCAACACCGTCATAATGACGCTCATTAAAATATTGAATGGTATCATCAACCAGATCATCAATTTGATCATCATCCACGTTGATTTCCAACACTGGAGCACCAAGTTGACGCAAACAATAATCTATTAATCCTTGTCTAGTTGACGGTTTTGCCATATTAACCTTCTAATTTTGCTTTGAGGTCTGCATTTTCTTCAAGCAAAGCATCAGTTTGTTCCTTAAAATCTTGTGCCAAAGTTGCTAACTTTGCTTCAAGAAGAACGTTTTGATTTGATACTGCTGCTAATTTAGAATTGTATATTTTAATGAGAACATTAACATCCACTTCACTTTGATTTTCCATTAACTACCTCAGAATGTGCCCCCATCAAGTGTTGAAGTCCAATGAGGTTTATTAGTATATATGGGAGTAACTGAGTTTGGAACTGAGGAAAGATTTGCAATAAATCCATTCGCACCTTCCTTTCTTAGATTCTGCCCTGCTTGGAATCCACCACCCTCTACACCAATCAGACTTACTGTTGTTGCACCAGAAACACCAGTCTCAACAACACCATATGCATTTGAAGTATCTTGTCTGATAATATCACCAGCAGATACTGTAATTGCAACTGATAACACTAAAGTTTCTTTTGTAATAGCAGTTAGAATCTGCTTAGAGGTTGCTACTGGGGTCGCTACTGCATTTGTAGACCTTTGAAGTCCAGTACTATCAAAATATGCAACACCACCAGTTGCATAATCTCCAGACTGATAGTAGAGACCTTTAATATCAAGGAAACCTTTAGTTCCACTTACAACACTATTTGCAATACTTGCATCAGGAACATAAACCCATCTTCTACTATCATCTGCGTGAGTTCCGTGATTATTAACCCCTGCAGTGCTAGTGGCAATGGAGTCATCCTCCATACCAAAGAATCCAACTTTGTTGTTAGATGCTCCAGAACTTGTATTGAAGGCGAATGAAATACCTCTATCAGTGTTACTATCGTATGCGTGGGTGATAGTTACCTGAGTTGTGGTACTGATACCAGCGTTTGTAGCATTACTGATAGTAATTGCTTTGGTACCAGGATTATATGCAGTAACTGTGGTACTATTTGGAATACCTGCAGCAGCAGTAATTCCATCACCAGTATTGATACCAACAATAGAATCAAGAATCAGTGAAGTTGCACCACTGCTGGCTTCTGCCATAACAGTTCTAGTGCTAGTTACATCACCAATATGGAAGATTGGATCATTGAGGGTAGAAGTTGTTGAGTTAACAGTAGTTGTTGTACCATCAACTTGAAGATTTCCCTTAACAATAACAGTACCTTCATTACTTAACCCATCAGGATATGGATCAATGTAAATGGTATCACTACTACCTGGTGTACTAGAAATAATATTATCTTCAATTTTAATTTGATCAAAGGTTGAGTTACCAGCAACGCTGAAGTTTCCACCAACGTTTAAGTTTTTCTCAATACCTACACCACCTTCTACAATTAATGCACCAGTATCCTTATCAATAGAATCTGTAGTAACATTGATTCGGAGATCTGCACCAGTATAAGTTAACTGGTTAACTCCGTTTTCATCATATTCAAATTTTGCATCTTTATCGTCGCCAAATGATAGGAAAGTATCATCTGGAATATGAATTTCACCAGAACCGTGAGGATCTAGTTTAATATCTCCATCAGTATCGGTTGATGAAATTATATTTCCATCAATTCTAATATTATCTACGTTCCACTGGTCAACCTTAAGTGATTCTGCACCACTTAATCCAGAGTTAGTTGCAGGTGCCATAATGGCAACAACACCTCTGTCTTGGTTTCTTGTGTTATGAGAAGCAGCTGGAATATTTCCAGGAGCGTGCTCCATCATTGAGGTATAGTAAAAACCACCAACTGCATTGGAGTTTGTACCATCGTCTCCAAGGAATATCCTATCTTTGTATTGGTTGATTCCCCCGTAACTACCAATACCAGTTACGTATCCAAGTTCACCCCATTGTAAACTGGCTGGTTTGCTAGTACCTGAGGATCTTTTAATCCTAATAATACTTGCCATGTCAGAAATTGCCTCCGTTGATGTCTAAATTCTGCGTTGCGCCCGGTGTCAGGGTAAGAGTTGCTTCCCATTTTCTGATGCTGCTGTTATACACAAGCACCATACCATTCTGCAAGTTTGAAGCACTAACATCACTGAGTTCTGCCAAAGAAAGTCCTTGAGCACCTGCAAGAGAAGATATTACCTTTACTGCTGGTTGTTGACCTACTCTGACTTTAATTTCAGCCATTGATTATATACAGATCAGAATGTAAATATATTTATATTCCTTGAAGTCCCAATCCACTCACAACTTCTTGTTGCTTTAGATATAGTTTTGCATATGATTTTGCAATATCTCTCAAAGTATCATTATCATCGCAGGAATCAATCTCTCTGGATAATTTTGCATATTCAAAATTTTTAGAAACTTTATCTAATATAATATCATTTGGGTCCATTTGCTATCTCCCTTAGTAGTGATTTAATTTCTTCAATATCATCTTTAATTGTATCAAGTTCCTCTCTTTCTGTCTGCCTTCTTTTTTTCATTCTCATATATTGAGAATAACCGGCACTATCGGTATTAATGATAGCGCCAGTGCTTTTATCTCTGAAGAGATTCTGCTCATTTTCAACCTGTATTAGATCTTTATCTTCCATATTATGCAAGAGCAATTGCTCTGAAATCTTTCAATTGTACTGGTGTTGATTCATTAGTAGACGACATAACAACTTTAATTGCAAATGCCGTAAACTGATCAACATTATTTACACTGAATTGATATTCACTAAATCCTTCTTTATCATCTGCAGCAACAAAAGCATCTGCTCTTCCGCTACTCTTTTCAGGATCAATTATGCGATCTCCAAATCCATCACCATCATCATCAATTAGATTATCATATCCAGGGAATGGGATAAACTTCTGGTCAATTTCGCTAGAATCTGCTTTAATTAATTGATAAAGAACGCGGAAATCTGCATCCTCTTGTCTATTTGCTGCAATATAAATCTTGAGACTTGTTGCAGGTTGTGCAAGAGAAATTTGTTTGGTTACAAATACTGCTCCGTGAGGATCATTTTCAATTAGATTTGCTCTAGAATCATCAACATAATCTTTTACCGGTGCATTGGATTTGTTTCTACCAAGTATAAATGTTGCATTCTGAATATCCATTACAGGAGATAGATTTTCATCTTCACTTGTAAATTCAACTCTCATAGATAGTGACTTATTACTTGGAAGCACTCCAAGTCGTTCAATTTCATTAACTTTTGAAGCAACCATCCTAGGTGTATCGAAATGTATAACCTTGTTTAAAGTTATTGGTTCAAATCCTTGATCAATAAAGGAAACCTCATTTCCGCCAGCACTTGTTCCAGATACAGTTCTGATCAAGGAACTTGATTTAGTTCCTTTACCTGGAGTGATAATATTAAACATTGCTTCAATATTACTGAACTGATAATTCTGGGAGATTCCAACCGTGTTTCCACCAAATCCTTTTCTAGACTCGAAGTTAATCATTCCAGATCCAGAACCTCTTGAAGTCGGAGATGCTGTGGTTCTATCAAATTCAATATAATAATTATCTAGATTTGAATTTTCATCAGTATAATATGTTGCTGGGATGTTATGTGAAGTATTAATTCTTGTTAAAGATACTCCATTAACCTCATAAGGTTGGATGAATTCTCCCGTAGTATGTGAAGACTTAACAGAATTTCCTATTGCTCTGGCATCAATCGATAAAGTGCCCGCATCTCCTGCTCCAGCACTAATACTATTATAGGAAATGATTTCATTATTAAGAAGTGCATAACCACGACTTGTACTGATTCCTTCAAAGGTTCCAAACAGTGACGTATTAGCAACAGCAACTACACCATCAGTTTCTCCGAAAGTTCCTGTGATGGTAGTTTTTCCAGTATCTGGAAGAATGTCCTCAATTGAGATCTTATTATTTCCACCATGATGTGCATGATTATGTTGCTTGATTCTGAAAATATTTCCACTGTAAATATCATCAATTAAAGTGGATGATCCATTAACAGTAACATCAGCAGTTACTCTTGTTGCTTCGTTTGAGGGATCTCCATAGTAGAAGAGATTTAGAGTATTTGTGAAGTTTTCTCCTTGAACATTGGTTAAGTAGAGAGTATCTGCATTTCCAATTCCAGTAAGAGTAAATCTAGCACCTTTACCTGCTCGTTTTGTTACTGCCATAGTTGACGTAACAATTCCAACAGTTTCACCTTCAACATATCCAGTACCAACAGTGGTAATATTTACACCTTCAACACTACCAAAAGAGTTAATGGTTAATGTTGCTTTGGCACCAGTTCCTTTACCAGTCAAAGATACTAAATCAACATTGGCAATTGATGCACTAGGTTTATAACCAGTACCACTACTTGCAATTGAAACATTCCCTGTTCCAGAAACTGATGGACCACCAAGATTTTCAACAATTCCATTAACACTTGGTGCTGTCGCACCTTCAGCAACTTTTACACCAGATATAACACCTGCGTTAAGTGTTCCAGAAACGGGAAGTTTTAATTTTCTAGGCAAACCTTCGATTGGATTGTCCTCAAGAATAGCAGAGTTATCACCCTTTGGAAGTATGTCACTATTGTAGAAGGTAAGTGCTCCAGAAGGAACAAACTTTGCTTTATACAGTTTGAATGTTAAATCTTGATACTGACTTGCAGTCCAAATTGTACCATTCTGAGATTTAAACAGAGAACCGCCAATATATTGCTTAGTAACAACCACATTTTGAACATCTGGAAGATTTGTTGTTCTAACAGTCTTCTTGCCCATGGTTGCTGTCCACATTTCATATCCATCAGATGCAGGGGATAAAATAACAATAGCATATTCAGTATCTGCTTCCAGATAAACTGGTGATGGGAATCTTACTCTTGTAGCAACAGGTTCAAATGGATTTGCTTCATTGATATTAATCTGTTCAGGATTCAATGCAACCTGGGTATAGTCTTGAACCAGGAAAGATGTTGGCGTACCTAACTCCATAGTTCTGAGTTCAACAAAGATTTTT